GGTTGGGTAGCTAATACTTCTGGTGAAAATCCTCAAGTGTTGCCTGAATCTTGTAAAGGTAATGCTGCTATAGAGAAATATCATAAAGATTATCTATCTGGATATGGCGATTCATATATGAATTATGAATCTTTAGCGGTGCAGTATGACCGGTTTTACAGTTAAATATTTGTATAAATAAGCCTATATCACTATAGGATCTTTCATGTCAACGACAGAACGGTTAGAACTGCTGGAAGCAAAGCTACAGCAGATTGGAATGATGGGGCAATGGTATCAAAGGTATGACATAAGTACTGGTGCTCAGGAATGTAAAGCTATCGTTAAAGAGTTAAAGGAAGTCTTAGATCCGCCGTGTGGTATGAGTCGGAAATAAAGATGGAGGTGCTGTATGGCATTATTAGAAGATGTTGTAATATTTTGTAAAAAGGAATTAAACATTCCTGATGAAATTCTTGTATCATTAGAAACAGAAGATCTAAGCGAAGACAATGTTAAAGGCTGGACAACAGACTCAGCTGAAGATGATGAATACGATATTGAAATTGACACACATTTGGGATTTAAAGAATCTATCATAACCGTATGCCATGAGATGGTACACGTTCAACAATTACACGAAAACCGTGAGCTTGATGAAAATGAAGCTTACGAAAAAGAGGAAATGTTATATAAAAAATATATAAATAGTTCTCAGTAGTTTTTAGTATCACTACTTAAAAAAAGATATATTTTTATAAAAATAATAAAAGGAAAAATATGTTTAAAAAACTACTAGTCGCGACGGCGGCAATGGCAGTATCCGCAACTACGTTTGCAGGTATTAGCTTATCAGGGTTATATGAGGGAACACTAGATTCACACGGTGCTTATACTCAAGACATACATACTACTATGAAGGGAACATCAGGAAATTCAGCTATCACAGTTGTTCTTGATAAAGACTTTGCGGTAGATGATATGTATGTTGAAACTACAACAGGTCCTCTAACATTTACGTTAGGTGATAAGTCTGGTGATGATCCAGATTCAACTGTTCTAGGTGTAACAATGAAAGCGGGTGCAATCACATTAGGTCTTAATCAGATCTCTGGTGGTAACACAACGATTGATGCAAGTGGAACAATTGGTGGTATTGCAGTTGCTATGACTGATGTTACATCATCAACACGTGAGACAACAGGTACTTTCGCTGCAGGTGGTTTATCCACTACAGTTGTATATAACAAAGTAACTGCAGGTAATAATATTGACGTAACAGTAAGTACTACTGTTGCTGGATTAACGCTTAGCGCTAATCATGATTCAAATGCAGATGGAACTTCAGAGAATGAAGGTTCTGTATCAAAAGCATTAGTTGGTTTAGGTACTGTTAAAGGCACTATGGGTAAGACGGGTGCTGGTGTTACAACTAAAGGATTTAGTTTGACACGTGGTATTTGGACTGGTGAATGGGAACAAGTAGGAAGCGCTGATGGTGTAACTACTCTGAAAGCAACTTTAGCTTTCTAAACTTCAGGGGGTCTTCTGGGCCCCCAACTTATTTTATTGGAGAGACTATGAACAATACAAAATTAATGAGCGAGTACTACAAGGACGATGGTAGTGTAGCTAAGGTATATCAAATAGTAACAGGAATGGATGGTGAGCGATCGTTCTTTTCAATTACATATAAAGATCCTAATGGCGTTAGACTTATGCAAGAAGATTTTCCATACAAAGCATTAGGCTATGTGGAAGACGCGGCAGAGAACTGGGCACTTGGTATCAAACTATTAACAGAGGGATAACATGGCAGAATTCGATTTCGGCTTTACACTTGTAGATGAAGCAGAGCTAGACGTTGCAAAAGAAGTTGCAACATCAACAGCAAGTGCAACTAACACACAAGACAAGCTTGACAAATTATATAACGCAATCACGCCACTACTAAATAATCTTAAGGCTAACCCTGAGAAAGAATATATTAAATGGCCTAATCGAGTAGATAAGGTTGAAGCATTTGAAGGACAAATACTAAAAATATATAAAGGTTAGTATGTACATTGATACAATACTATGTTATAATAGATGTATCAATTTAAATAATAGGAATATATTATGGCAAGACGTAAGATGAGTGATGAGCAACGTGCGGCCGCTGCAGCTAACTTAGCGAAGGCTAGAGCAGCTAAAAAGCCCACGACATATAAGAACATTGCACCTAATGTACTAGCGTTAGAAGAAGATCATGGTCTATCAATGGTTAACGTGAAGCTATATATTAAAGCCACTAAGGAGAAACTATCTGCATTACGTCAAGCAATTCATCGTAATGAGAGAGGTGCTCAAGCCAAGTATGAATCAGCAAGGATCTATAAGAACCATTGTGAAACATACCTACGTGAAGGTGTATGGTCTCTAGATTTCTATGGTGAGAATGAAGAGAAGACAATGCATTGGAAAACTTTATCACCCGCGTATGACGCAGACGGAGTACAAAAATAATGGATGACATAAACAAAAAATCATTTTCAGGTTTAGTTGAAACATTTGTTCGTACTCATAAAGATACAAACTATATAGATGCTATTATAAACGTGTGTGAGAGCAACGAAATCGATCTTAGGGACAGTAAGAAACTTATCTCAAAGAAGATTATAGAGCACGTGGAGCATGAAGCAAAGCAGCTTAACCTATTAATCGGTGGCAACCCTACACATATGTTGCCTATATGAGGATGACAGGATATGAAGCATTTCAATTACACAACGCAGTTAATCTGCATTTCAACGGAAGTTACGATTGTTTTAAGTATAATTTTAAAACAAATGTAACTGAGAAAACATACTGGAAGAGGCCTGATAAATTCCAATTATCTAAGATAGGTAAACGTTTTAAAACTCGTGATGATATTACTTTGTACTTTGCCGCACATCAAGTTGCTGGCAATAAGTATAGTAGTGATATGATACGTGACGAAGATACATATACAGCATTCTTGAAGAAGATAGATAGTATGTCTTATGTGTTTCGAAATGAATTAGAAGAAATTTCAGATGTAAAGTTTGATGAACTCTTGGCTATAGAAGATACATATCCAAGAATTGTCCAGCTTCATCTTGAAGGTACGGTGTCTCTCGAGACATTGTGTATAATAAATCGCTTGACTGGGTTTATTAGTAAGGCGAACGAACAGATCACAGATACTATATTGTGGCCTGATTTGTTTAAGAAGATATCTAAGTTTCAGTCTTTCTTAAAGATTGATGACAATAAAATGAAAAACATTATTGTAGATATTTTTAAATAAGGTATGTACATTTGTCATAAACATGATATAATATATACTGATACAAAGTAATACAAATTTATACTAATTTTTAATGGAGAGTAAAATATGTCTTTTGCAGACTTAAAAGCGAAAGCTAGTGATATGAGTTCACTAGTAGGTGCGGCTGGCAGCACTAAAGAAAAGAAATCATTCGGCGACGACCGTATGTGGAAACCCTCAGTAGATAAAGCAGGTAACGGTTATGCTGTTATTCGTTTTTTACCTACAGTCGAAGGTGATGAATTACCTTGGGCAAAATACTGGGATCACTTCTTTCAAGGACCAACTGGTCAGTGGTATGTTGAGAAATCACTTACTACAATTAATAAGGATGATCCTGTATCTGAAATGAATTCAAAACTGTGGAATACCGGTATTGAAGCTGATAAAGATACGGCTCGTAGACGTAAGCGTCGTTTACACTATGTGTCAAACATCTATGTAGTTTCTGATCCTGAAAATCGTGAGAACGAAGGTAAGGTAATGTTATATACTTACGGTGCTAAGATCTTTGAGAAGATCATGGACTCTATGCAACCTAAGTATGAAGATGAATCTCCGGTGAATCCATTCGATTTATGGAAAGGTTCTAACTTTAAAATGAAGATCTCTCAAGTAGCAGGTTTTCGTAACTATGATCGTTCAGCCTTTGGTGCTGTTGAAGCATTGAATACAGATGATTCAGTTATGGAAGCTGCATACAACAAACAGTATTCTCTTAAAGAGTTTACTGATGTATCTACATTTAAATCTTACAGTGAACTTAATCTTAAGTTGACTCGAGTGTTAGGTGAAGAGCTTATGACACGTAATGAAGTTGATCATATGGATGAAGATGTTGCGGTTGATCAAGAGAATCGTACTCAGGAAGCTTTCACAGCTCCAGCAGCTAAGGTTGAATCTGATACTGATGATACGATGAGTTACTTTGCTAAGTTAGCAGCGGAAGCTTAAGAGTTATTAGTAGTGCTACGAACCCCTCTTTATGAGGGGTTTTTTTACGCCCATAGTTCAGTGGATAGAACAAC